TGTTGTAAGTTATGTTTAGCGTCATCTGCGTTATGTATGATAATCCCTTTTATCTGGTCATCTGTAAAGTTTGCTGTGTGTCCAAATATCGTTTGTAGTGGATGTGGTTGTGGAACGTAATAGTGCATAAGTCTATTTTGGTTATCTTTATAGGCATGAATAACATTAGCATCCCTCATCTCTACAAGTATGTTTTTTGTAATAGGATAGTTAGATTGTATATGTGTTGCTATGTCGTTTATGGTTCGTGGTTCAGTAAGATATTTTAATATCTTTTCTTTCACGATACATCTTTCACTTTGCAATGCCATTTCCTTTTATCGTCTTGATGCCAACCATGAACATGAAGCATGACTCCACTATCACGAACATAGCCTACGTTTTCATGGTCAGCTATTTTTTTAATTCTTGCTGACATATTACTTGCTGTTGTTGTTTGAACTGCTAATACTTGTCCAGGCTTTAAAGCTATAATATCTACAAATCCCCACAAATCTTGTTTTTTTCTTGCGTAGTAATTGTAGTGTTCAGTAATCCAGCAAAACCATCCTTCTTCTCTGAGCTTTTCTAAAGACAATTGTGTAGGTGATTTACTCGCCATCAAACTGTTCGCTATTAGGTTTAGATGTGCCTTCGTATAATCGTTCTAATTCACCTGTAGACTTGTTTAGTTCGTATTCTATTAGGTGTGGTGATGTATCAGCATCTTTCTTTTTCTTACCAAATATCTTATCCCAGTTATCTTCAAACGTAGGTCTGTCTGTAAAAGGGCGTGGTGAACTTCCTTTTCCCATTATAGTATTCCTATCATTTCATGTTCCCAAAGGTATTGCATTGTAGTAACGTAAGCTCTATTCCACATATCACGTCTTTCCTCTTTTGTTAATTCTTTACCCATATCTAATTTGTAATGGCACTCATAACATAATGCAGCACAAAGGGCATCACTTACCTTAATACCAATACCCTTACCTTCATTCCTATGAGCAGCACAAACTGTTTCAGACATAATACCACAATGTTGGCAAGGTAGTTGTCTTAAAAGTTGAGTTAATTTTTGATTACGATATATCATTCGTAATCCCACATCCAACCTAAATTAGTCTGTGCCCAAATTTCTATTAAATTTTGATATTCCGACATTTCTGAACTTGTTAATTTTGTTGTTGACTTAATCACTTCACAAGGTATACCAGCTATGATTTTTTGTTCTCTTAAAAATTTCCAACCCATAAGCTCATGGAGTTGGTCTTTATCAATCCCAGTATGCCTAGAAATACTTGTGTATAATGCCCAAAGCCTTTCATTAGCCTCTAAACTTCTTGTTACTTTGTCATCTACTGTAACACGCCACCGTTTAGTAAAATCAAGAGATTTTAATTTTTCTACTAACATAGGTAGGTTTTGCTGATTTAATGTCCATTTTATCATCTCTCCATCCTTTCGTTTTAAATACTTGTCCGTCTTTAGAAATAGCTTTGTATTGTATGTCTGAGCCGAATAGCTTTTTACATTCTTTTATAAAATCATTTATTGTCATGGCTTATCCTTGTAACGTAATGATTTAGAATTAAACCATAATGGAATAGAACCTTCCCATTCAAAATGTCTTTGTTTGTTCACAGCCATAAAGCCATCTGGAACAATCTTTGCATCTTCTTCGTTAAGTTTACCATCCATTAAATCTTTTTCTTTTTTCTTATTACGGTATACCGAAACACAATTATCCACTAAATTTGTAATTGTTGCAGAACCTGCCACATCAAACTTACTTGGAGTATGAGTTGTTTCATCTATTGTTTTTCTACTATGTGCTACAAGATGAATATGAATGTTCAAATCACGACTAGCAATACATAGTTGGTCAACAAACTTCTTCTGCCCATTATAATCATCTTCATTTATAGAACACTTCATTAAACTATCTACCACAAAATGCTGAATACCTAATTGTTCAGCTCCGTAGTAGATAACAGATAATACTGCGGTTGGATTAGTAGAACCTAACTGGTCGTACAAAAATAATTTACCAGTTGCATCATTGCAAAATTGAGTTATTGCACTTTCTGTAGGTTCGTTAGTTCCTACTGATTGACGAATATACCTGGCTAATGTACTTCTACAACTCATTTCAAAAGAACATATCATAACTTTATAGTTCTCAATAAGTTTAAGAGTTACATAACTCAATAACATACTTTTACCATGACCGCTATAACCTGACCACGTTGTTACCTCACCTAATCTTAGCCTAAAATTTTCTGCTTTATCAAACGGAAGATACGCACCACTTTGTATTTCACCAGAAAAATATCCAATAGTATACTCAATAAAATTATCTGGACTCTTAATTTTACGGTACTCATCACTTTCCCTTCTAAAAAAATAATTCTTTATTTTATCCTCATTAACTATTAAGTTCTCAACTTTTTCATCTAATGACATAATTCGTAAGCCTCTCTCAATCTATTTACAGCTATTATTAATCTATCCTTATCTTCTTGTGATAAAGTTTTTCCATTGAAAACTTCTAACCCAGCCAGCGCAACAAGCAATGTTTCACTAGAAATAGCTTTTAACACAGCGTAAGGATTAAAAGGTTTTGATACAGGTTTAAAGTCACCTAAACGTTTTGGAACAATATCGTCAAAAGTTAAACCTACAGCTCCTAATATATCATTAGCTGCACATCCTGCAAAACAATGTATTAAAATTCTACCATCAGATAAATTTTTAATGCTCAAAGATGCAGTCCTATCCTTGTGGGCTGGACATAAACATTGGTATTCATCTTTACCAGACCTATAAGACTTTTCAAAATAACCTAAAAAGTCATTTATATTCATGATAAAGCCTTAATAAAAGTTATCTTTTCTTCTAATTTCTTCTTTTCTTTTCTCATATCATCTACTATCTTCTCTTCTCTAGCATACTCTGTATATTCTTTGTGTATAATATTGCTTAATTCACCATCAAACCAATTACTTAAAGCATTTAACATAAAAGTTATGTATTCCTGGTCTTTATGTAACCTAAAACATATTTTTCTCATATCTGGAAGCTCTCCATTTCGTTCTGATGCTAAACACCATAATTCAAATAGGGTTGATTTTTGGTCAGAACTAAGGTCGTGCCAGTCAGGGTCATTAATAATATCCCTACCATAAACCTTAAACCAAATCATAGATGATTTATTCTTAAAATGCTGAAACTTGCTCCAATTGCGGACTTTCATGGCTCTGCTCCTAAGGTTAAAATATTTCAAAAAACATTATCATACCTAATTATCATTTGCAAGATATTTATTTAAAATTATTTGTATATATTTGTTGTATAGCTATTGTATATTTTTTTATATTTGCTATAGTTCTATTGTAGTAATTAATTAACAAGGAGAGAAAAATGAAAACAGAACAAGAAAAGTTAGTCTGGGAAAAGCAAGCATACGGTATGTCAAAAGCTCAATTATTTGCAATGGTTAAAGAGCAAGCATTTCCTGGTACTGAAATGATGTTTGCTGCTGGTATGTTAAGTGATGCACAAGAAATTATTGGTGCAGATTTTAACGGTGTTAATGAAGGCTGGGTAAGTCCACAGCAAGCTAACCAAGCAAGACAATTTATCAACTGTGCTAAAGCAATTATTTTTGATGTATTAAATAAGGAGAACGCATAATGCAAGACATTTTAAATCAAGCTAAATTACTCTGGGCTCAAGAGTACATTAATCAAGGCAGCAATGACGAAGGCACTTGTACTCTAGGAGATAATATTTCAACTCCATATGGCAAAATTTTAGCTCCTGTGCAGATGCAGGGAAATATAGCTAAATGGAAAACAGCACAGCCAGTATTGCAATTTTTAGCAGCAAATGGTATAAATGCTGAATATAACGAAGGGAGAATGGACTAATGAAAGTTAATGTAGATATTAGGCAAGGTAATGGAGAAAATAATGGTTGCGTATATGTAACTATAGGTGATTGGGTTGTCTATCTTGACAACTCAACTGGTGAACAAATTGTTGAGATTTTAGGTGATACACAAAAAAAGGAGAATGTATGAACTACGCAGAAGCTAAAAAAATAGTGGGCAATCAGCCCACTTATGCACTAAAAAACATGGTTAAGGCTTTACAAATGCTAACTTTTTTAAATACTCCAGAAGATTGGAAAAGGTTAGAAGCTGCAAAAATAGTGCTTAAAGGTAAAAAAGCAGACAAACCAGAGCCATTTAAGCAATATGCGCTTACTGGAGGTGTTGGCGTTAAATGTATAGCAAATGGCAATACTTGGGCAGAAAGTGAGGTTGTATGATTGAGTATCCTATAGGTACGAAGTTTATGACTGGAGGTAAATTTCCTAAGGAATGTATTGTTATAGATGTTTTTAAGACTTATAACAAACAAAATGAATTAGTAAAAACCCAGTATTGTGCAACTCATGTATTTTTAGGTCAAACCGTTACTGATTATTCTGTTCCAGCAGCAACTATTGCCAGGGGTTTAATTAAGTAAAAAAAGTATTGCATTTATTTTTTATGTATATATAATAACTATATAAACATTATATAAGGAGAGAAAAAATGGTAGTAAAAAAAGAAAGATATATCCCAGCAGGTTATACTCAATTAGCAATAGATAACCCAGCAGACGTAGTTGTTTACACAAACAATGGTGCTGACGGTAAATGGTCTGCCATTTGTTTTGCTGGCAAAGCTGTTAATGCTACTTGGTATTACCTATTCAAAAACGAAGAAGCCATGTTAGCTCAAGTTGCTCAAACTGTTAATAACAGAATTGCTAGAGCTGCAACAGTTGCAAAATACAAAGCAGAAAGACTTGCTCCAACAGACCTTAAAGAAGGTGATATTCTTTATTGCAGTTGGGGTTATGACCAAACTCAAGTTGACTTTTATAAAGTTAAACAAGTGTTAGGTAATAATAGAATTAAAATTGTTCCTATGACAGCAGTAGTTGCTGAACAAAGTACTGGTGCTGACTATATGGTAGCTGGTGAAGAAAAAGGTGAGCCAATGCTAAAAATAGCAAATGGCAAGCAAAATAGTGTTAAAATTACTAGCTTCTCAAATGCTTACCTTTGGGATGGTCAACCTAAATATGAAACAGCTTTTGGATATGGGAGATAATTATGAATAATTACAACGTAAAATTATGTTATCAATCAAGTTTAGACAATTCTAAATATTACTTTGACTGTGTAGTAAATTCTACAGATGATAAATCTGCTATTAATCAAGCATGGATTAAACTTAATAAAACTGTAAAAATTAAAAAATGGTTTATGGTTTCAGTATCATGTCCTGAAATTAATTCTATTCAAGGTGTGCCATTTGTAAGATATAGTGGTCTTAATATTGATTCTAAATATGTATTTTAACCAGGAGAGAAAAATGAAAATTTCAACAATGATTATCACAGTAGTAGCGTTCTATGCTTATGTAGCATTATGCCTATATGTTATGGGTAAGTTGGCAGGTGCAATATGAATAAGTGGTTATGGCTATTCCTTTTTGTATTTTGGGGGTATATAATATGGCGAATGGTTTAGAACATATAGCAAATATTCTTAAACGATTGAATGACGAACTTAAATTAGATAACGATAAATGGGAGAGAGCAAATGAGTCAACAACAACACTACGACCAAGTAATGATGGAACAACACCAACAAGAATTACAACAACAGGAGAGAAAGATGAACTATAACGAACTACGTAAAATCAATGTATCAGACCACATTGAGAAAAAGAATGGTCTATCATACTTATCATGGGCTTGGGCTGTGGATACGCTTCTACAGCAAGACCCAACTGCTTCATGGGGATATGGTGAGCCTAAGCAGTTTGGTGAAACACTTATGGTATTCTGCACAGTCCATGCGTTTGGCAAGTCCATGACAGCTCAGTTACCTGTGCTTAACTTTAGAAACCAAGCTATTCCTAACCCTGACGCTATGGCAGTAAATACAGCTATGCAGCGTTGTTTAGCTAAAGCTATTGCATTACATGGTATTGGCTTATATATCT